CTGCATATATAAGATAATTGAAGAGCTTGTTTTGGTTCTTGTCCTGATTGATAGAACGCTTCAAGTTTATCCATCTCCCTCATGTTTTTTGCAACATGTTTAAGATCTTCTAGATTTGCTTTTCTTAAATACCCCATTAAATTCTTCTACTCCTCATATGGAAGATAGCTTCATATTCGGCACTAGCCAATGTTGTAGGAAGGAATGTATTGTTCTTTACATCAATATTAACTCTATCTGCTCTGCTCATCACAGGAACTTTAAATGATCCTGACTCTAAATTTACTGATCCAATAGTGCTACTTGTTGAACCTAACAATACACCACTAAATTTATGAATAGAAGTATCTCTATGATCTGGTGTAACTTCTACTTTAAAAAAACCTGTGTCTTCAAACTTGATATAAAAATGATGTAGTTGTAAACGACCACTAATTATTTCACCAGAATTTCTGCCACCTTGACCTTCGGTAAGTCTTTGTTGACTAAATCTATAGTGCATTTCGTAAGGTTCACCAATAATAAATTTACTATTTCTAAAATCACCTGTAGCTGTAATTGTAGATGTTGAACCATTAGTAGTATTAGTTGTTGATATAACTTGTCCTGGTTTTAAAGTTATAGTTGTGCCTTGCTCATTTACAAAAGTACTTGTCTCTCCACTACCTAAATACCTACCTACAATATTCATATTGGCTCTTAATCTATAAGGCACAGTAAACGTAGAAATATTAGTTGAAGAGTTATAAGCAACAGATACACCTGTAGTAGCTTCAGTAACTTTATGATCTAAACGATATTCAAAAGTTGCATTCGGTTCAGTAAAATTATTTTCAAAAGGTATTTTTTCTAGTGTTGTACCGTTAGCTTCTTCTATAACTAAAAATAAATCACTACCAACAAAGTCAACATTTTTAATAGATCTGTTTTCATTTATGGTAAAAGTAGACCAACTGTTTAATATCTTCTGATACTGTTGACCATACAACCATCTATTAATGTATAACTTATTTGGTTCATCTGTACCAAGACAAACCAAGACATCTGCACTTGTAGAAACTGCAAACTTAAATAAGTTACTTGGTATCAGTTTTGGTACATGAACAGTAATATTACTGGATTCTCTTATAACAAGATCTCTTTGGTAAACATATTCTCTTACGTTAGCAAAAGATCCTCTTTTAGATAAATAATAAATACTGCTACCAGCACCTACAGGTTGTGCATCATCATCTGATTCAAATTCAGTTAGGACTGCTACGTTTGCTGTTCTAGGTGTTAAGTTATCTGTTGATGAAGTAAGAACAAATTGTGTTTGATCAGAAAAAAGTATTAATTCTTGTTCTACTGTTACAGCACTTCTAAGAATAGCTACTTTAGTATGTGAAGCTGCTACATCTATAGGTTCACTATCTATAACAGATAAAACAGTTTCTGGAAAAAAGTTAAAAAACTCTGCTGCTCTTGATAGAACAACATTATCATCAGCCAAAAAACCAAGTCTGTTTCTAAAAAAGAAGACGTTATTAATTTTACTACCAATAAAAGAAGGACTAGGTGCAGAATCTAAATCACCAACAGTTCTCTCTCCCCATTTCGGTAATGTATAGTTAGTACCACTAATGGTATATGTATCCCCATCTACCCTTGCAAATCTAAAGTTACCATCTGCTTGTCTTACTAAGACATGTGGCATTGTGTCGTAATTAAATTTAAACTCTATCCCTGGTTGTACACATTCTTCCCACTGTCCTTCTTCAAAAGCATTACCGTTATTAGTCACAAACTTAACGTAATAATTATCAAAATCTGTAGTCTCATCTCCCTTTACTTCTACGATATAACCATTAGGTGACACTGTTGGAAGATCTGTAAACCTTTGGATAGTATCTTTTACTATCGTCATTTGGGTATTACCCTGAGTGTCATTACCATCAATAGAAAAATTACTGCCATCTGATTTTTTAATATGAATAACAGGACCATTTCGTGCAATGGTAAAACCAGTAAGACCTGAGTTAAGTCCTGATACTAAATCACTAGCAACTTGTGTAGTGCTTAGTGTAGAGTCTGATGAAGTATCATCAGTAACGGTAACTCCATCTACAGTTATTGAGTATGTAGTCTTATCTGAAACTTGATTAATGAATACAACAGCTTGAGTAATATTTGAAGCAGCTTCACTTAAAGTGCTATCCATAGCTGCTGTTACACTTGTATTAACAACAAAAGTAAAGTCAGCAATAGTAACTGTTTTAATTACACTTCTAGGATCAGAAGTGTTTAAGTACGTTGTTCCGTCAGGTTTGTTTACTGTTTTTTCTGTACCATCTAATTCAAAAACTCTTACATTACCATTACTGAATATTGCTACATACCTTTCATTTAGATCTCTATTGATAGTTTGTATATGAACATTACCTAATGCAGAAGAACCTAAGTTAGTAATATATTGCAATCCAGAACGCTTTGTAAGACCTGTAACAGGGTTGCTATCAGCATTATCCTGTATGTCAGCATGATCAGCTTGTTTAGTATTATCAGCAGCCTGTGAAACACCTCTTAGTAAGGTTGGTATTGCTCTAGATACAACTGCCATAGTTACCTAATTAATGCGTTTGCAGGTGAATAAGTATCAAAGACACTTGTTAATGATGGATCTCCTCTAAGAAGGTTATGATCACCATTTGCTAAATCTGTTTCCATTAGTATAGCTCTAGCTCTTATTTCGTCTTGTTCTGTATAGCTTCTTAATCCATCATCACTTACTAATCTATCAACAAAAACACGAGCAGCTTTTATTGTTATGTAATATCTAGCAGGTTCTGGTATTTCATCAAAGGTTCTAAAGTAAACAACAGTGCAGATAAGATCCTCATCAAACTCATACTTATTATTTAATCTGTCGTACAGCTTAAGACCACGTTGTATTGCATCAATCGTAGGGTGTTGATGAATATTTGGATCAACTCTTAATACATCATTTGACAAGGCAACATGTTTAGATCCATCTCTTGTAAGAGTTACATCTATTTCAGTATTAAAAGACCAACCTTCCATTTGAACTTTTTTATTGATCTCTGTAAGAGTTTGTTGTGCTAGACGAGCATCAACAGGAAGCGTACCTGTAAGACTGTTAATAGGAGCTTCTCCTATTGCAGCTAACATAATGTTGATACTTTCTAGTTCAGTGGTTGCAGCTACAGTCATGGTTTTTTACTTTTTTATTTTAAGTGACTCTCTGCCA